GAGTTGCAAACTGGTTATCAAGAACTAGAAAAAGCAATTAAAGAAGAACAAGAGCGAGAGCGTCACTTTACCCACTTATCTAAGGAGATTACTAAACTAACGCATGGCATTTCTAAAAACAATACTAGAATTTCTGGATGTCAACGACAGATCAGAGATTTGGAATCGGAAATTCAAACAGCTACCGAACAACTTGAAAACCGAAGTGTTGAGCATGACAAGTTAGTAACATTTAAGGAGAATCTACAGGAGACTTATGATCACTTAGTTTCTCATAAAGATAAAATCAAATACTATAACTTCACTTATGGATTATTGAAAGATGGTGGAGTTAAGACTAAAATCATCAAGAAGTATCTACCGTTGATAAATCAACAAGTAAACCGTTATCTACAGATGATGGATTTTTACATTAACTTTACTCTTGATGAGGAGTTTAACGAAACCATTCAATCCCCAATACATGAGGATTTTTCTTATGCATCATTCAGTGAAGGTGAAAAACAAAGAATTGATTTAGCCCTTCTCTTCACCTGGAGGGAAGTGGCTAAGTTTAAGAATTCAGTTTCAACCAACTTAATGGTATTGGATGAAGTATTTGATAGTTCATTAGATGGGCAAGGAACAGAAGAATTCTTAAAGATCATTCGATATGTTATTGAGGATGCTAATATATTTGTTATTTCTCATAAGTCAGGTATGGATGATCGCTTTGAGAAAGTGATAAAATTTGAAAAACTTAAAGGATTTAGCAGGATGGTATTATGATGAACAATGTTAATGTGGGAATTGTTGGTAATGGTTTTGTAGGTAATGCCGTATATCAGAACCTACGAGATAAAGTAAAAACAAAGATTTATGATGTGGATAAGAACCGATGTCTTAATCCACTAGAAGAAGTTATACAACAAGATTTTATTTTTGTTTGTCTTCCAACTCCTATGAGAATGGATGGAAGTTGTGACTTGTCTATTCTTGATAAGTTCTTTAATGAGTTACCTGATAATCTAACAGGAACCTTTATTATTAAATCTACTGTTCCTATAGGAACAACAAAGAAATATACTGAAAGCCATAATGTAATTCATAATCCAGAGTTCCTTACCGCAAGGAATGCAGTGGAGGATTATAGTAAAGCAGAAAGAAATGTTGTTGGTGGAGATAAAGAATTGTGTGTAGATTTCATATCTTTCTTTGAAGCATGTTTCCCCAAGATTCCTAGTGTAATGGTTTCCTCTGATGAGAGTGAAGCAATTAAATATTTCTCTAATACATTTCTTGCGTATAAGGTAGCATACTTTAATAAGATATATGACTTGTGCGAATCGGTAGGAATGCGGTATGATAAAGTATGTGAGGGTGTTACAGGAGATAGTAGAATAGGTAAATCCCACACTAGGGTTCCTGGTATAGATAATGATCGAGGATTTGGTGGAACTTGTTTTCCTAAAGATTTGAATTCATTAATAGTTCAAATGGAATCTCACAATGTTAATGCTGACATGCTAAAAGAAGTATGGAAGTATAACGAACAAATAAGAACAGTTATTGATTGGCCAGTCACATGAAAGTATTAATTACAGGGCATAGAGGTTTTATTGGTCGGTATGTTTTTGCCGACTGGAGAAGAGAACTTGGATATCAAGTTCATGGTATAGATCATCCAGATGATGTGGGTGACTTTAACATTAGTGGTGATATAAAAGCTGGTGATTATGGATTAGTTATTCATCTTGCAGCATGGGCAGACATTCGTGAGAGTATGGAGAAACCTAAAGAGTATTATGAGAACAATGTAGCAAAGGCAAAACGATTGTTTGATTGGTGCGGAGAGACTAATACAAGATTATTATATGCATCATCAAGTGCTGTAGATGGTAATTATTGGGAGAACCCCTATGCTATGAGTAAGTGGGTTAATGAACAGATGGCACCTCCTAACAGTGCAGGAATGAGGTTTACAACAGTCTATGGCCCAGATAGTCGAGATAATATGATGTATGGAATGTTAAAGGATGGAACAGCACCCTATGTAACTAATCATAAACGTGATTGGATTCATGTTAAAGATGTTTGCAGTGCTATTAGGCATCTTGCTCCTAGCACTATTTGTGGCCCTGTTCCTGTTGGATATGGAGAATCTGTTCCAGTAAGAAAACTAGCAGAAGCATTCGGTAGAGGTGATTTACCAGTTAAAGAATATACTCCTGGTGAAGTGGATGATAATGTTGCAGATATTTCTATTATGGCTAGCACTGGATGGATGCCAAGGATTAATATCTTAGATACAGTAGATGCCGACTTATAAACATTTATTTAATAATAAAAGAACATTAGTAATTCATATTCCTAGAACTGCAGGAAGATTTGTTGATGCTCTTTTTAAATCAAATAAATTTACGCCAGAAGTAACGTATGGTATAGTTGAATCCCATTATCATAAAGAGTTATATGAAGAGCATTTAAATGTTAAAGGTATACCATATATTGCAGTTGTTAGAAATCCAATTGATAGGTTTGTTTCATCCTCTATGTTTTTAAAACGAAAGTATGGGGATGGTGTTGGTATTATTATGGAAAATCCTGATGACTTTAATATGATAGTTGATACATATTGGGTAGATCATAACTTGGAAGATGTTCTTTCTGATCGGGAAGTTGATGGTGCAGTCAATTGGTTTAGACCACAAAGCGATTATATTACAGATGAAACCTATGTTTGGAAATTTGAAGATGGGTTTGGTGATGCTTTTGGAAATTGGGTTTCTAATGTCTTGGAGATTCCATTTGAAATAAAGGATGTTCCATATCCAAGATTAAAAGGAATAGACGAAGGAGATAAGTTGGTTGTTAGTGAAAGACTTAAAGAGAATATACGAAATTACTATTATGAAGATTTTAAACGATTTTATCCTAATGGCATTTAGTGTGATATACTAAATATTCTGGATACCGTGCAGACCGATGAAGGTTCCTAATTGGCAACATCACAGTAAGAAGGAGAGTAAACGAACTCTCAAACCACAAGCATTGCGTCAGGCAAAGCAAAAGTTACAAAATGTTAAGATGCGTTACATGAGACCCTCCAAGCGAGGGTCTTCTAGTATCATAGGTATATAAGACGAAAACAAACATGACAGTTCAGCAAGAAATCAAGTCACAACTAGCAAAGTTACTTGCTACTGAAGATCTAGTAGTAGAACATAGAAAAGTTGAGACAGCTCAATTTGATGTTGGTACACGTGTTCTTACATTACCTATTTGGAATGCAAGTGATACTGTATTTGATATGCTTGTTGGTCATGAGGTAGCACATGCACTTTTTACACCAGATCAAGAATGGTGGAAAGATCATAAGGTTCCCCAACAGTTTGTGAATGTATGTGAGGATGTAAGAGTTGAAAAATTAATGAAGCGTAAGTATTTGGGTATTGCTAAATCCTTTTATAGGGGATATAATGAATTGAATAATCAGGATTTCTTTGAGATAGATGGTGAAGATCTTAGTAATCTTAATCTTGCTGATAGGGCTAATTTATATTTCAAGATTGGTCAGTTCCTTGATGTATCTTTTTCAGTTCCTGAAAAGGAGATTGTCGATCTGATTGGTTCTGCTGAAACTTTCAGTCAAATGTTGAATGCTGCAGAAAAATTATATGATTACTGTAAGAAGCAACAAGAGGAGAATGAAAAGGTTAATCCAGAAAAACAATCAGAATTAGATAATGCGAAATTGGAGATGGAGGCTCCTAATTTAGGTGAAGATACAACTGAATATGAAGATCAAGAGGAATCTGATGATAACTTAGATTCATCTCCTCAGACTCCTCAAATGGAAGAGAGTGGAAGTGATAGAGGTAATGATATTCCAGAATCACAAGAAGAACCAGAAGTAAAAACTGCTGATTCTTTAGAAAGTAAATTGCAAGATTTAGTTAATACTGAAGGGCCTGACAATGTATATGTTGAGATACCTAAAGTTAATCTAGATAGTGTGATTGCATCTAATGCAGAGGTTCATGAAGAGATTGATGCTTATTGGGATGTTGTAGAGAAGCAATGGAGTGATAGTGAATATATGTATCATGCGTATGGTGTAAAAGATTCTATTTTTGACCATGCTGATTCAGAGTATTTAAAATTTAAAAGATCTGCACAAAAGGAGGTAAGTTACCTTGTTAAAGAATTTGAATGTCGGAAGGCAGCTGACAATTATTCTCGTTCTGCTATTAATCGCACTGGGGTTCTCGATACAGCGAAGCTTCATACTTATAGATTCAATGAAGACATATTTAAAAGAATCACTACAGTTCCTGATGGGAAAAACCACGGATTAGTATTCATCCTTGATTGGTCTGGTTCAATGGCTCATGAGATGAATGATACTATCAAGCAACTTTATAATTTAATTTGGTTCTGTAGAAAAGTTAATATTCCTTTTGAGGTTTATGCTTTCACTAATGAATGGTATACTAGGAATAGTGGATATACTAGGGATGATGGATTATTTGAAAATGATTCAAATAAATTAAAGTCTCATTATGAAAGGAAGGAGTATCAACTTCATGTTGAGGATACATTTGCTTTAATGAATAT